CGCAATTGCTGCAGCGTTATACGTCTTTACTCCTGTAATCGTTTGTGCTTCTTCGAGGGTTTGGAAGGAACGTGCAACACCATTTTTAGCTAGGCCTACTTCACCTGATGAGGCGCGATAGAGACCAGTGTCACTGTCACTTGAGAAGGTGATCGATGGAGCAGTGTTACTGCCGTCTGGAAACTCTTTCCCAGCTGTCACATAATCTGCACCGGCTAAAACGACACCGAAGAAAGATTGTCCATTAGTTGGAGCCGAACTAAATACAATATTTGTGCCTACAAGGTTGAAACCTGCCGAACCAGTTGGGTCAGGTTCCTGAATTACGCCATTTACCGAGATAAGGCATTGCTGCGCATTTACTGGAAAAGGACTTGGAGCTACACCGCCAATTTGAAGAGCGAAGGTGGTGTCATTACCGTCGAATCCGGAGCTAATATCATCAATAATTCTATAGCGGCTGGCAGCTACTTGAAGATCATTACCGATATAAGACATTTTTTATCAAGCAGGTGTAGAACTAGGCTGGACGGGCCATGTAATATCTTCTAATCTAGCGGAGCTATATGTCTGCGGAAGGTCTCTCAAAGCCTGTCTATATGCCGCCCATTGGGCTTGATCAACAGAAGCACCTGGTGTCATAGTCCAGTCAGTGCTGGTCAGTAAGTAATCACGCTTCTCACGAACAATATCCCAAGTTTCGTCATCTTTTTCCAGTACCCTTTCAGGCGTCAATAGCTTCTCTACTTTCGCCTCAAGATCAGCTATCTTAGCCTCTAATTCGTGATAATTAGAGATCGTTGCAATTGACGTAAGTGCCATGCTTTATCAAGTCTGCTCAAGGTAGCTAACAGAAATGTCTAATGTGGTCGCTGTATCGGAACGTGCTCGCAAGACGTCGCTTGACTCCATAATAATTTTAGAGCCTGAGATCAACTCAAGAGAGGACCCTGATGGAACAGGGGCGTTGCGAATAATATAAACATCGTCTCCTGTGTTCGTTACCAAATAAACATCTACATCAGCTGCAGATGTGCCTTTATTGGAAACAAGGACACTCAAGATAACAAGCGTGGCGCTACCACCTGCTGTCAAAACGTTAGTAGTAGCACTCGTAACAGCGTCTGTAACAAGGCTAGACTTAGTGTCGATCTTAAAAGTGTTTGCCATATCAGCCTAGAGCAACAATTAATGCAATGTTAGAGTTCTGAGCTCCAGTTACGTTTAAATCTCCTGTGATAGAAACGTTGCCTGGAATGGTTACAGCGCCTGCTGAGTCTATTGTAAGTCTAGCAACTCCTCCGGTAACTAAACTAATCTGGTCCGCGCCAGGGCTCATAATCCCTGTATTCGCATCATTTGCAAACTTAAGAGCGCAACTTGTTAATGATCCGAGTGATAAGGCTGAGTTGCTCGCATCTTCCCTCAATAAAGGGAATCCGCCATTAGTGACTGCGTCATGAACAACGCAGGAGCTTTTTGTAGTATCAACGGTGACTTCACCAAGAGCACCCTTGAAAGTTTGGTGCTGGGCGGAAGTCCCTCTGCGGAATTGTACTTGGGTTGCCATAACGTTATCCTAATGCAACTGCAATTGCTGTAGCAAATCCTTCGTCTGCGATTGTCCCGTTGACATTAGGAACAGTCAATGTACGAGTCGTACCTGTACTTACGCCAGACAACTCGAAGGCCAGCTGCTTAGTGTTATCACTATTATCGCGGACCCTAAACCCGTCATCATTAGTGATGATTGCATTGCAGGTGAAAGAAGTCAGACCAGCAAGAGTTGTGGCGCTAGAACCAAGGGCGATCCCTGTGGTGCCGATAGTGATCGAACTATTTGCCAACTGTGCGTTTGGAATTGCATTGGTGCCAAACTCACCCGTGCCACTGTTGTAAGTCAATCCAGAGCCCGACGCAACGCTTAGATGAGCACGGGCCTCTGCAGCGCTTGGTCCGGTGTATGTAAGTACACCTGTTGAGTTGTTGTAAGCCAGGGAACCATCTCCGCCAGCATCAGTAACTGATACTTGCGCTCTAATATTGGCTGCTGTTACAACAGAAAAAGTATATGCTCCGGTTCCGGAATTGTAAGAGAGAGAACCAAACCCGGTCCCACTGTTTGCTGCACTCAAAGAACCTAAAAGAGCGACAGTACCACTGGCATCAGGGAAATTGATAGCGCGGTCAGCAGTCGGATTTACCACTGAAACTGTTGTCTCATGTGCGTCTACACCTGAGCCTTCATAAGTGATCCCACCAGAGTCAATCTTTATGCTGTTAGCAGCACCATCAGCACCGATGTTGAGAGTGGTGCTCGCAATTACAGTGGCTGATGTTAGGCTCGTCAAACCTGCGATGGTCGCTGCAGTCGCACCTAAAGCCACTGCGGTCGAGCCAATCGTTAGACTGGAATTAGCGAGCTGTGAGTTTGGTATCGCACTTGTACCGATTTCTCCTGTACTACTGTCGTAGGTAAGACCCGATCCAGATGCTACAGAGATTTCACCCCGCACATCTGCACTGCTCGGTCCGGTGTAAGTTATTACTCCGGAGGTAGAGTTATAGGAAAGTGAACCTAATCCGCCAGAGTCTGTGACACTTACGGCTCCCCGAGAGCGGGCATTAGTGAAATACTGATTTGTACCCTCTGATAAATCAGACGTACTGTTACCTGCCAGGTCAAGTTTATCCGCAGAAGAATTAAGCTCCTGTATGAGACCAGCATTGAGAATAAGTGACTTTCTTGTTGCCATTTGTAATTCCCTTTCAGTTCAAAAACTTTGCGTAATTAAACTGTCTATTGAACCATCCTATCGCACGTACTTAGGTTAAGGGGATAGGTGGCTCAATATGAATTGCCAGGTTGGTAGTACTTATACCCTCACCGAGACGAACTAGGTATTTATTTGGCCCAGTGGGTGGTGTCGAAACCAAGCCACCATTTACCCCTAAATAATGCGTATCTCCTGCATCAAGACCATTCTTAGCTAATATGCCAACAATCAAAATACGCGCCACTTCACCTGCCAATTTCGAAGTCTGAACAAAGCCAACACAGGTTGCTTCATCAAGGGTTCCATTATTAGACGCTTTTCCTACCCGGCCATCACTCGATCGAGCATAGACCGCATCACCTTGAGAAACATTCTCGAATGCAATCGCGCCAAATCCAGCTACTGAGTAGACAGTTCTACCAGATAGTGTCGACTTGAGATCAATTAAAACCTCTGTTAAGCCCTGAGTATTCTGCGAATACGGCTCGTAATTAGTGCTCATTACACAAGTAATATGGGTGGTTCAATTTGAATGCTAAATTCGCTTGTCGTAGCACCCTCTCCTACGCGCACTACATATTGACCAGAACCTGATGGGGCTGTCGTTGCGATTGCACCAGCTGTTGTATCGAGAAAATAGATATCACCTGGGTCGATTGTAGAAGGATAGTCAAGAACACCTGCTACCAGGCATTTAACAGCATCGCCCGACGATGCATCCGTATCAGCAAAACCCACTACCGTAGCCTGATCTAAAGTGCCATTAGCCAATGCTTTTCCTGCTTTACCATCGCTAGCCCTAAGATAAAGCGCGTCTCCATCAGCTACATCTTCAAAAGTCGTTACGTCAAAGCCAACCCGTTCAGGAGAAAAGACAGGAAAACCTTCTTTTAGATCAATAAGTGCATCAACCAAGCCTCTATAATTGGGCTCATACGGTTGACGAGTCATTGTGAATGCGTTTGCATTCATTAGATCAACGAGTACTGTCAAAGCACCCTCAATATTGGGCTCGTATCCCGTTGCCATATACTTTTAAACTCGTATCACCATTCTAATTTGTTAAATCCCTTAGAATAGAAAGATAGATTTGTAGGCAACGTGACGCCTGAGATGATTACTGCTGTAATAACGGGTGGTATCGGTGCCTTCACTGGTTTGTCACGCGCTCTAAGCTCCTTTAACACAAAATTGGAACGCCGTTTTGAACGCCTTGAAGACGATTTTGATGATCTTCAAGATCGTGTCACTGATAATTACGTCTTGAAAGAAGATTTTCTAAGAGAGATGGAATCAGTGCATTCAAAACTAGACAGAATCTTAGATCATTTAATAAAGAACTAGACTGCTATCCAGTTGGCGCCGGTAGCGTCGTACATAAATAAATCGTTAGCAGTTTTGTCGTAATGAAGCTGCCCATCAACAGGATTGCTTGGCTTGCCTGCACTGTTTGAAGCTACTGCTTTCACAGTCTGAAAATTTGTACCGTCATGTATTTTTAAAATATGAGTGCTCGCAGTGTCAAGCCAAGACTCACCTTTACTCGACGTTGCAAAACCAGCAGCAGGTGTGTTTGGCGCAGTCGATCCGACAAATGTGGGGCCAGCTTTAATCAAGCCTGTTGAAGGTGAAGCAGTGCTATCGGCAAAATAGAGGCCGGGGTCATTTGGATTAGTGTTGACGCACAGTTCACCTGCACCGATCCGCAAGGGATTAGGGCGATCATGCAAGACGGTAGAGCGACGGCTAAGAATCTGAATTGACATGGCTAAGTATTGATGTAAAGACCAGAATCAACAAAAATGACTTGCTCGACTACTGGGTTGTACGTTTTACAGTCCAGTGTACTCTGAGTGCCCTCGTCAACCAATTCAGCGCTGATATAACGACCTCCATCGACTTCACCGAACTGAAAGTCTGCCGTATATTCGGTCAAGGGCTGGTCTAGCATGCCCATTTTGGTATCTTGCACTAGGTCGACGTCAATATTGAAGACTTTTTGCATCATTAGAAGCAAATTGGTCGTTGAATTCTTAGTAACACCGTCTCTATTGACTTTGTCTCCTTGATCTCGCCTAATACTGTCTGTAACGAGCATGCTAACGATGTTGTCATTAAAATTACCAACAATTTCAGGCTGATTTCGGTTCCCAATCACCTCTTTGGCGCCACTCCATGGCAAACCGTAGCCGTATGTCGATAAACGCTCGGCTGATTCCCTTACTCGGCTATTTTCTTTCTCTAAATTGTCGTAAAAACGCTCTAAAGCAATGCCCAGGGGCTGATCACTAGGCTCGCGTAGCCAAGCACCCACATATTCATGTTTTTTCAAGCTTCTGACGACGCAATAGCCAAGAATTGCAGTCTGTGAGAAAGGATAAATGACAGTAAAGGTGTTGGCATCAGGTACAGATGACACTGTGTACTCACCGTCAAGTACGTTACCGCTGGTTATTTCAAACCGGACACGTGTATTCACAGTCAGCCCATGATTTACAGCCGATACGGTGATAACTGGTCCATTCTGGGTATAACTGGCTGTGATATCAATTGGATTATTACCTTCATCGTGGACTACTGACCACATTGCAGCATAAATGTGCTTGCACCAACGTGCTTGGTAGTACAAAAGATTTGGATAAGAGAATTCAGTACTGTCCTCGTATTTAGGTAGGTTGTAAAAGTTATTGACGGCAACATAACCGAAGTCGCTGTACACACCTACATCGTCTCTTGTGTTAATTACATTGCCGTCACGATCCTGTCTCTGACCAGGTTTTACATTTGTGATAGTTGTTGACGGGAATTGACGTCTCGTCGCCTCTTTGTAGAGATTAAATCTTTCGCGGCGCAAAAAATCGGAGCAACTGCACTGATAACGAATCTCAGTAGAAAGAAAACGTCCAACTGTAAACCCTCGATGAGCAGGAGTGATCGTAGTTGGACGATCATTAACAATTTTTGTGGCATAGCTATCAGCGCGTTGAAATAAAATCTCTTCATTCTGTGCGTCGATACCTGTACAGGTGTACCCGACATAGTCGTTGTAGTCAAAACCCCTTATACGTCTGAATACTTTGGCGTTACCAGAAGTCGTAGCGCTG